GCAGACGGTACCGAGAACTCCGCCAACAATGCGTGGAATCTGAACTTCAACAATGGTAATCAGAACAACAACAACAAGTCCACAAACAGGAATCGGGTGCGCCCGGTCTCAGCACTAATCTGGAAGGAATGGTCACGGGTGAAGACATATTCGAAGCCTACTTCGATTGCAGGAAGCGGAAGCGCGGAAAGCGGTCCTCCATCATCTATGAGATGGACTATGAGGACAGGCTCATCGCCCTCCGTGACTCCATCAATGCCCGGACCTACAAGCCAAGCACATCAATCTGTTTTGTCGTGACAAGGCCCAGGTACAGAGAGGTGTTCGCTGCGGACTTCTGTGACCGGATAGTTCACCACTACATCGCCCTGCGCCTGGAGCCTCTTTTCGAGGAGGTCTTCTGCTCCCGGACCTTCAACTGCCGGAAAGGGAAGGGGCAGCTCTACGGCATCAACCAACTCAAGCAGGACCTTTGGGACTGCTCCGAGGGCTACACCAAGGACTGTTGGATTGCGAAGCTCGACCTCCAAGGCTTCTTCATGTCCATCGACAAGGCAATGCTCGCCGAGATGCTCGATGACTTCATCGTGGACAAGTACCATGGGGAGGACATCGAGGACCTCCGATTCCTGACGAGGACCGTCATCCTCCACCGTCCTGAGCTCGACTGCGAGCGGAGGTCTCCAGAGGAATTCTGGAGCCATCTGACGGCCAACAAGAGTCTCTTCACCAACGGGGAGGGTCTTGGCGTGGCCATCGGCAATCTCTTCTCACAGCTCTTTGCCAACTTCCTCCTCAACAAGCTCGATTGGGCCCTGGAGGAATTCGGCATCAAGTATCATGGTCGCTATGTGGATGACTTCTACATGGTGAGCCAAGACAAGGACCTGCTCCTTCGGACCGTCCCCAGGATCCGGGAAGTCCTTGCCACCCTCAAGCTGACCCTGCATCCCAAGAAGTTCTACCTGCAGCACTACACCAAAGGCGTGTCCTTCACGGGCTCCATCGTGAAGCCGGGCCGGGTGTATGTGGAAGGCCGGACCCTGAACAACTTCATGGCTGCGGTCCTGAAGCTCAATCGGGCCACCTGCCTGGAGCAGATCTACAAGGGTGTGGACTCAGTGAACTCCTATCTGGGGCTCCTCAAGCACTGCAACGAATATGCCTCCCGGCGGAGGATCCTCGGAAAGCTCAACAGGAAGGTCTTCAAGTACTGCTACATCCGTGGCCACTTTGAAGTCCTGTGCATCAAAAACCGCTACAAGCGGAGGAACATCATTCTCCAAAAAATTCGAGACGGCACCTTCTATGATTTTGCAATCTGACCACCTTGACTCCTCCTTGGTGGCCTACCTCTCGATGAAGTATCTCGTGGTGGTATGGGAAGAAGGAGGAAAGATCAACTACCAACTTACACCCTACGACCAAGAAAATGAATGATAATCTGATTTACCAAGAATTCCACACGATGCTCTGCATTGGGCTCTTCGTGATGCTCTCCGTGCTGATGGCTATGATTGTAGACCTCGGCGCGGGCCTGTACAAAGCCAAGCAGCGCGGTGAACTGCGCACCTCGGAGGCCCTGCGCCGGACACTCTCCAAGTTCATAAGCTACCACGGAGGGCTCATCATCGCTGTGATGGTGGACATGCTCATCCACTTCCTCCACATCTTCGATCTCCTCGGCATCTCCATGCTCACCTCCGTCCCGGTCGTGACTGTGCTCGTGGGCATCTTCCTCCTCATCGTGGAATTCATGTCCGTGCGGGAGAAGGCTGATGCCAAGACCAAGAAAAATCAGGCCGAGGCAATCAAGCTCCTGTCGCAGCTCTTGTCCAAGGAGGATGTGAAGGAGCTCCTCGCCATGCTCGCCAAAAAGAATAACCCTCAACCCTTAGAAGATTATGGCCAAGATTAACATCCTCGCCCCCTTCATTCTCTCTTGGGAAGGAGGCTTCGTCAATGACCCTGCCGACCGTGGCGGGGCAACCAACAAGGGAGTCACCATCGCATCCTTCAAGTCCTGGAGAAAATCCAAGGGCCTCCCGGAGCCTACGGTCGAAGACCTCAAGAAGCTCACCGATGAGGAGGCCATCGCCATCATGAAGGAGAAGTATTGGGACAGATGGAAAGCCGACCAGATCAAAGACCAAAGCATCGCCAACATCCTTGTGGATTGGGTGTGGGGCTCCGGTGTCTACGGCATCAAGATTCCCCAGAAGATGCTCGGCGTGAAGCAGGATGGCATCGTGGGTCCCCAGACCCTCGCAGCCCTCAACGCCAAGGATCCCAAGGAATTCTTCCTGGAGATCCGGGCCGAGCGGGAAGCCTACTTCAACCGCATCGTCAAGTCCCGTCCTGCCAACGCCAAATTCCTCAAGGGATGGCTCCGGAGGCTCTCGTGCATCCGCTACGGCAGGCTCATCAAGAACGGTGGGGAGCTGATTATATGGTAAAGCGCATCCTCGCATTCCTCGCAGTGGCCATCCTTGTGATGGCCTGCGGGGTCTGCCGTCCTCAGACGGGGACGGAATCCCACCACCGGGACTCCACGGTCATCAACTTCAAGGACAGCCTGCGCATCCGGGACTCCCTCAGGATCCGAGACAGCCTTGTCCTTGCACCCCTTCCCGTGGAGGGCTCGCAGAACATCCTTCCGTCCTTCCTCCCGTCCCACCTGGAGACCTCTCTCGCCGAGAGCGATGCCTGGGTGGACTCCCTCGGCCTGCACCACACCCTCGACAACAAGAAGGGCTCCATCGGGGTGCATGTCCCGGTCACTGAGCACATCAAGGAGACCGAGCATGTCCAAAACGGAGAGATGCTCACCGAGAAGGAGGACACCGAGAAGGAGACGGTCTATGTGGAGGTGGAGAAGCCCTGGAAGTGGTATGACATTGCAGCCGTCCATCTGGGCCGGATCACCTTCATCGCCCTTGTCCTCGCATTCATCCTTTGGATTGTATTCCTATACATCAAACGCAAAAAGTAAAAAGCCATGAAAGATTTTCTCCGCAAGATTTGGAACGCCATTGTGTCCCTCATCTACAAGGTGCCCTATGACAAGCTCCTGCACTTCATCATGGGCCTCCTGTTCACCGCCATCTTTGCCGTCCTCTTCCCGGCAGCAGCAAAGTGGTGCATCCTTGTGGCCATCGTCATCGGTGTGCTCAAGGAGCTCTTCGACTTCTGGACCACCAAGCAGTGGGATTGGAAGGACTTCTTGGCCACCGTCATCGGGGGCCTCATCATTTGGATCTTCACATTCCTGTAACCTCTTGCCTCGTTACTACTTGCCCCGGCCCTCCGCAGAGATGCGTGGGGCCTTTTTGCATGGCGTTTTGAGGCAAATTTGCTAAAAAAAATGTAAATTTCTTTGAAAAAAGTTTGCATATATCAAAAATTCGCCTTACCTTTGCCCTTGGATTTAGGAAACAAGTTGAACAATTAAATACAAGACACCATGACACAGAATGAATTTGAGACCCTGACCGGAATGACCGTCACCTCCGAGATCTTCAACGAGATCCATGAAGACTACATGGCCAAGCCTTACGACAAGGAGACCTACTGCAAGATGTATGTGGCCAACGGCAGAATCCTGGAGCATGCCCGCCGGATGGTCAGCAAGATCTACTCCCTGGAGAGGAGCTTCAACGAGTGCCTCGAAAAGAAGAATCAGGTCTGCAATGAGCTCACCGCCCTCAATGAGAAGGCCGAGCGCGACACCGAGTCCTACCGCAAGGACATCGTCAGTCTCCGCTCCGAAGTTGAGGACATCACCCGGAAGTATGATGAGCTGATGAAGTCCACCCTCCGCAAGAAGATGGATGCCGGGGACTTCGACTTCACCCAGGAAGAGAAGAGCTTCCTCCGCAAGATGATGACTTGGACTGAAGACTAAATGACAACCGGGGCCCTCCGGGGCCCCACAAAACCCAGATACAATGAGAACGAAACTCACCAAAGCAGAGGTCAAGACTCTCGCCTCCATTCAGGCCCGACTCAGTAAGCTCGCCGACCGTCTCGAAGAAGACGATGTGGATCTCCACTACGGCAACGGGACCGCAGCATCCCAAGTCGACTGCGCCATCGCAGCCATCGAAAGCATCCTCCAAGAATACTAAAAACCCAGATACCATGAAAAGATTCTACATCCCCACCTATGTCCGCAGAATGCTCAAGAGGAGCAAGTTCGCCATTGAGACCAATCACTTCACCAAGGGAGATGACCCCGGCTACACCATCCTCATCCCGAAGCACAGCATTTATGCGCAGACGGACACCCTGAAGGGAGAGCTCGACAAGCTCGTGGCCTGGGCCAAGAGGATGATGCCCTTTGGGTACAATTGGAAGGATTGCCCGGCGGTCGTGGTCCGCTCTTGCCCTGAGGAGACTCACTACTGCAGACAGTTTGCCCGTGTCGACATCTTCGACCCCATCATGCAGCGCATTGAGTATCTCATTGACATGAGGCCCGTGAAGCTATGACACTGAACGGAATCACATTGGAGTGGAAGGATCCGAGCGACCTTCCCTCCATGTGCTGCCAATGTCCCTTCTTCTTCAGTGGCAGCACCTATGTCCCCGGAGTGCCTTCGTCACCTTCCGACATGGGCATCTGCAATCTGCGGAACATGAACAAGAAGAGATGGGCCGACTGCCCGCAGGCTTGCCTTCGCCTCTTCAAGAAGGTCTTCAACTATCCGGAGGATGCTGCCCTTGTGGTAGTCCTCAAAGATGATTAACTTTGCACCATGGAACAGAAAACAGGAAGAGGGGGCATCCGCCCAGGAGCCGGGAGGCCCTCCATCAAGGACAAGAAGGTCACCATCTCCTTCCGGGTCTCGCCGGAGACGAGAGCCCTGTGGGACCGGGCACGGGAGGAAGGCTTCGACATACAGGCAGAGATGGACGGCATGATCCGAGAGCTCTGCAACGAACTACTCAAGGGAGACCAATGACGGCCTCCCTTTTTGACACCATGCTGTCAATCCGCCCAGATGTAGTCAATGACCTTCCTGTTGGCCTCGTCCACCTTTGACATGTCCCTCTTGATGTAGATGGCCGTGGTCTTGTGCCCGGCGGTGGCATGGCCCATGCCGAGGGTGATGGTGGGGTCGGGGATGTCGATGTCGGCACACAGGGTGGCCCAGGTGTGGCGGGCCCAATTGGAGGAGAGCTTCGGCTCGATGGGCTTGCCGTCCTTTCCATGGAGAGTCTTCAGGCAGTCATTGAGGTGATGGAGGTAGTCCTTGGCGGACTTGTATCTGTCAAAGGGGGCAAGGAGGTGCTGCACTCCCCGGTGGGCCTCGATGATCCTCTCCATCTCCGGCTCCAACTTTACGGAGAACAGACGGCTCGTCTTGCTGCGCCTGTAGATGATGCGCCCGTCCACGATGTTCTCCTGGGTCATGGCTGCAAGGTCACCCAGATTGATGCCTCGGAGGTAGAACTGCATCAGGAAGACATCCCGGTGCTCCGCCTGGAAGAAGGTGAGATCCTGGAGCCGGGCGATGGCTCGGAGCTTCCCGATGGGCAGGGCCTTCTTCATCGTCTCCTCGTGCTTGATGTGGTATTTGCGGAAGGGGTAGACATCGGTGAGCTCTTCGTCCAGGGCGAAGTTGCAAATGTGCCGGAGGTTTCTCATGTGGAGGGCCTGGGTGTTGACCTTCCCTCCGATGGATGCCTGGAAGTCATGGAGCCAAGTCTTGGTCATGTCCTCGATGTAGAACTCCTCCGGTGTGGGGATGAAGGTTTCGAGCTTGGAGATGGTCAACGCATACAGGCTCCGGGTGCTCTCCGCATCCTTCGTCTTGAGGCACATGCGGGCGATTTGGAGGAGGTTTGGCTTCGGGGTGGACTCTTCCTCCACCGCATCCGGGTCGAGGGCTGTGAGGGCCTTCTTTAGCTGCGCAGAGGTCATCTTGGAGAATCGTCCGTCCTCCCGGAGATTTAGGACCCTGTTGGCCACCCTCGTCAGGGAAGAGGAGAGGACATCATTGAGCCTCTTGGCCCTGGGGCCTTCCACCTTCCGCTCCTTCTCATTCCACTCATCGGTGGAGACGGAGACATCGGTGTTGAGGTAGAGATTGGTGCCGTAACTGACGGCGATTTTGACGGGGAAGGTCCCGTCCTTCAGTGCTCGGCGGGTGTCGAGCTTCAGAAAACATTTGGACATGGTGGTGTTCATGTTGCCTGATTTGCTGAGAATTTGCTGAAAAATGCTCCCACTTGCACCCAAATGCGCCCGGATGTACCGACCACCTTTGCAGTCCAGGGCCAAGAGAAGAGGAGCACCGAAGACCTCGTGGGAGAATCCTCGTGCCCCTCTAATCCCTTGATTGCGTGGGTGATGGCAGATTCGAACTGTCGACCCCCTCCTTGTAAGGGAGGTGCTCTAAACCAACTGAGCTAATCACCCGTGTGCCCTGCTTGTAAGGCAAGAGGAGCCCTTTGCAATCACCCATAAATCAGAGAGTTGTGGAATAAGTATATCATTTGCTGAAAATTTGCTGATTTAGTCCTGAACCACCCGGTGGCCCTTGACGAAGCACATCCCAAAGACGAGCAGCCCTCCGGCGATCATCAGACCGCCCAGGCCGACAAGGTCCTCCAGGATGCACCACACCCCGGCTCCGATGAGGAGCAACGATGCCACGAGCCCCCAGAGGCCCGTGGCTTTTTTGTCTTTACTTCTTGCCATTCCTGTACTCAGTTAGTTCGATGATGAGATTCACGACCGAGGACCGGAGGGTCTCATTCTCCCGGCGGAGGCTGTCCATCTCGGTCTTGGCCTTCACCATCTCCTCGTCCATCGGAATGTTGTACATGGGGCCCGCTCCCCGCAGGATGTACTCCGCAGAGACATCGGCGAATTCGGGCACCATGAGCATCTTGGTGAGCAGCTCCGCAGACATGGCCGACCGACCCGCAACCTGCCGGATGACGGTGGACGGCTCCATCTGGAGCAACTTTGCGAATTTGGTATTGGAGATTTCCTTGTCCTCCAATATGGCTGCAACCCTTTGATTTGTAGTCAGTTCCATTGTCTTGTCTCCTATATCGTGGCAAATCTGCCACAAAAATCTTTGCAAATTGGCCTCGAAAAATTTGTTTTATTGCAAATTTGCCTTAACTTTGTCCCTCGGAATAAGTAAGTAACGAAGTTTTAGGGGACACAAGAAAGGCTGTCGGGCAAATTTGCCAAACCAACTCAGTCAATGCAAGGGCAAATATACGACAGTTTTTCTTTTCCTCCAAAGGAATAAGTAAGTAACGAAGCAAAAAAGCAATGGAAAAGAAAACCATCAACCGCCATGGCCTCTCCTGGGCCGACAGACTCAAGTGCGCATGGTGCGCCATCAGCATCTTCGGTGCGCCCCTCTACGCCGATGCCATCATCGAGGCTCCCTTCTGGGTCTACCTTCTCGCCCTCCTCAACATGTACCTCTCCGCCAAGGCCGTCAACACGGTCAAGTGGCCGGAGGAGAAGACCGCCAAATCCAACACCCTGTAAAGCAATGAAGCAAGACAAAGTCACACGAGAGGATCTCCGGGCAATCCGGTCCGGGGAGACCCGCACCTTCGAGCTGCCGAGTGCTGCTGCCTGTGATTCCGGCAAGAGCATGGCCTACCAGATGCAGAACATCTTGGGCTGCAAGTTCAGTTGTGAGACCAACTACACTGAGAACACCCTTTCCATCACCCGCTCATGATTGACCGCAGGCCCGACATAGATCCGGACGGCCTGTACAACCAGGCGAAGGCAGCGAAGCTCCTTGATGTGGACCGCCACACCCTCGCCCGGTGGGAGAAGGATCCTTCCAATCCCCTGGAGGGCTTCACCCGCAAGAGCACCGGAGAGAAAGTCTACAAGGGCCGGGCACTCCTGAGAGCATGGGGAGCCATCATCTGACCATTCTAAAACATTATAAGCATGGACCAATTCACAATCAATGTCAAAGTGGAGGTGGACCTTTCCACTGCGACCGCAGAGCTCCTGAGGAGCCTGTTCACCCCGGTGGCTCAGGCCACCACCCCGGCTCGCAAGCCGAGGAAGAAGGCCGAGGAAGCCCCGGCGGAGGAGGCTGCACCTGCTCCTGAGGCTCCGGCCCCTGAAGAAGCTTCGGCACCTGCCGAGGCTGCTCCCGCTCCTGCCCCCAAGGAGGAGCTTCCCATCATTCCGTCTGAGGAGGATGTCCGTCAGGCGATGTACAAGACAAGAGCCCGCATCGAGGGAGAGGATTGGAAGGAGAAGACTTCCGAAGGCTACAAGAAGCACCACAAGGCCCTCACCGAGCTCTTCATCAAGATGGCCACTGCCCTTGGATCTGAGAGGCCCTCGGCCCTCCCCATGGACAAGCGCAAGGAATTCATTGACGGGTGCGAGAGCATCAAGGTCGGTGAAGACGGAGTTGTGTTTGACGATCTGCCCTTCTGAGTATGCCCGGATCACATGCACTCCTCTCGCCATCCGCAGCGCATCGGTGGCTGAACTGCACCCCCTCCGTCCGTCTGGAGGAGGGCATTGAAGACAAGGGCTCGGACTTCGCAGCCGAGGGCACCCTTGCACACGCCATCTGTGAGCGGAAGCTCCTGGAGCTCCTGGGCCGTCCCCATGAAGAGGCCGACAAGGAGATTGAGGAGCTCTCGCCCAGATTCCACACCGGAGAGATGGAAGAGTACACGGACACCTACCGTGCCATCGTCATGGAGAAGTTCAATGCAGCCAAGGTGAACACCCCGGATGCGCAGCTCCTTGTCGAAGTCCGTCTCGACTTCCGCTCCTTCCTTCAGGATTCCTTCGGCACTGCCGATGCCGTCATCATCGCCGATGACCTCATGGAGATCATTGACTTCAAGTACGGCAAAGGCGTGAAGGTCTCGGCCTTCCAGAATCCCCAGATGCGCATCTACGCCCTGGGTGCCCTGGACGAATTCCTCCTGGAATACAACATCGAGCGGGTGCGCATGACCATCGTGCAGCCCCGCATCGACAATCTCTCCGAGGATGAGATGCCCGTGAGCAGCCTCACCAAGTGGAGGGATGAGGTCCTCCGCCCGGCCTCCGAGCTCGCCTTCCGTGGTGACGGTGAGCAGAAGCCCGGCGAGTGGTGCCGATTCTGCAAGGTCAAGGCTTCCTGCCGGGCCCTCGCCACTCTCGCCACAAAGACCTGCAACGAGGACTTCAAGAATCCACGGCTCATCGAGGATGCGGAGATCGCCAAGCTCCTCCCGCTCGTGCCCGTCATCAAGTCTTGGCTCGATGACTTCACGGTCTACTCCCTGGAGCGGGCCATGGCCGGGGCAACCATCGAAGGCTACAAGGTCGTGGAAGGCCGGAGCATCCGGCAGGTCACTGATCAGGATGGCCTTGTGGAAGCTCTCACCAAGGAAGGCTTTGACCGTGACATCCTCTTCCGCCCGGCGGAACTCAAGACTCTCGGAGACCTGGAGAAGATTGTCGGCAAGAAGAAGTTTGCCGAGCTCTCCGGAGCCTACATCACCAAGCCCCAGGGCAAGCCCGCCCTTGTGGAACTCTCTGACAAACGCCCGCCACTGACCACTCAGTCGGCCAACGATGACTTCGGCGCAGTCGAACAGTAACAACCATTTATAAACATTCTTAAAAACAAAGTACCATGAAACTTTTGAAAAGAGTCCAGGACACCAAGATCGTGATCGGTCCCGTCCGTCTTACCTACTGCCATGTGCAGGCCCCCTATTCCTTCAACGAGGACGATGCCCGCAAGTATCAGACGGGAATCCTCATCCCCAAGTCCGAGACCGAGGCCGTGAAGCTCATCAAGGAAGCCATCGCCGAGGCCGAGAATCAGGCACTCTCCGGTGTCTGGGGTGGCAAGAAGCCCAAGGACTACAAGTCCCCGCTCCGTGACGGAGACGAGAGGGATGACGATGAGACCTTCCACGATCACTTCTACCTGACTGCCAAGAGCAATCAGCATCCCAACATCCAGGACAAGCACGGCAATGACCTCAAGTGGGTCAAGAACGAGGACGGAGAGTATGTCCTTGACGAAGAGGACCTCCTCTACTCCGGCATCTGGGTGATGATCTCCTTCCGCTTCTTCGCGGTCTCCAAGGGCAAGAAGCCCGTGTGTGTCGGCCTGGACAATGTCCGCATCGCCAAGGATGACACTCCTCTCGGCGGTCGCAGCTCTGCCAACTCCGACTTCGGTGAGGCCGAGGTAGACGATGATGACCTGTAGTGAATGACCTGTGGTGCCCGGCGGTTTATGTTGAACTAAACGAATAAATATTGATACGGCCCGCACGGGCACCACATCAGAAGCACAGCCATGAGAGAGCTCGGAATAGACATCGAAACCTACAGCAGCAACGACCTGCCGGACTGCGGAGTCTACAAGTATGTGGAGGCAGAGGACTTCACCATCCTCCTGTTCGCCTATTCTTGGGACGGCGCACCTGCCGTGTGCGTGGACCTTGCCTCCGGGGAGGAGCTGCCTGCCGAGGTGTATGATGCACTCACCGACCCCTCCATCGTCAAGACCGCCTTCAACGCCTCATTCGAGCGCATCTGCATTCAGAAGCACTTCGGCCTCCGGCTCGATGTCCGGCAGTGGAAGTGCACCATGGTGCGGGCTGCTCGGATGGGGCTTCCTCTCTCCCTGGGGCAGTGTGCGGAGGTCCTCCACATCGAGGAGGGCAAGATGGCCGAGGGCCGTGCCCTCATCCGTCTATTCTCGCAGCCGTCCCGGTCCGGCAAGAGGGTCATGCCCTCCGACAAGCCCGACAAGTGGGATGTCTTCAAGCTGTACAATGCCCGCGATGTGGATGTCGAGCAGGCAGTTCTCGCCAAGGTGCGCCGACTTGAGCCTGCCGAATTTGACGAGCGACTCTACATTGCGGACCAAAACATCAACGACAGGGGTGTGCTCATTGATCAGACCCTTGCCCGGAATGCCGAGCGGTTTGATGACACCTACAAGGCCGAGCTCTTGGAGGAGGCCAAGGCCCTCACCGGATTGGAGAATCCCAACTCTCCGAGTCAGATCAAGGATTGGATCCTGAAGGTGACCGGGCTCCGTGTGGACTCCCTCAACAAGAAGAGCATGGAAGAGATTGAAGCCCTCCTGTCCCACTTCCGCAAGCCCAGGCAGATGATTGCACTCCGCAAGGAATTGGGGAAGACCTCCTGCAAGAAGTACGGTGCCATGCTCTCATGCGTGTGCGCTGACGGCAGGATCCACGGCCTCCTCCAATTCTGCGGAGCTGCGAGAACGGGCCGATGGGCAGGCCGATTGGTGCAGGTGCAGAATCTCCCCCAGAATCACCTTGCCTCCCTGGACGATGCCCGCAGGCTCGTCTTGGACGGGGACTACGAGGAATTTGCCATGAGCTACGCCTCGGTGTCTTCCACCCTGTCGGAGCTCATCCGCACCGCTTTCATCGCATCGCCCGGCCACACCTTCCATGTCTGCGACTTCTCCGCCATCGAAGCCCGTGTCATCTCTTGGTACGCCGGGGAGAAATGGGTCCTCGAAGTCTTCCGCACCCACGGCAAGATCTATGAGGCCACCGCAGCCCAGATGTACCATGTGCCCATCGAGACCATCACCAAGATGGACCCCCGCAGGCAGAAGGGCAAGATCGCAACCCTCGCCCTCGGCTACGGCGGTGGAATCTCCGCCCTGGAAGCCATGGGTGGCAAGCGCATCGGACTCTCCGAGGATGAGATGCGGGAGATCGTGAAGATGTGGCGCAGGTCCAACCCCAACATCGTCCGCTTCTGGGAGACCGTGGAGCGGTGTGCCTACCGAGCCATCAAGGAGAAGTCGGAGAAGCCCATCCTCGCCAACCGGGGCCTGGAATTCTCCTACAGGTGGGGCATGCTCCTCATCACCCTCCCTTCAGGCCGGACCATCTGCTATCCGAGAGCCCGTGTGGGAACGGAGACGGATTGGCGTGGAGAGCACGACATCATCGAATACGAGGGGGTGAATCAGACTACCAAGAAGTGGGATGTCATCCGCACCTACGGGGGCAAGCTCGTGGAGAACATCGTCCAGGCCACGGCCCGCGACATCCTTGGGGAAGTCATCCTCAAGGCCGAGGACCGGGGCTTCCCGATTGTCTTCCACATCCATGACGAGATCATCGTGGAGGCAGGCCCGGAGCAGACCCTCGACCAAGTTGAGGCCCTCTTCTCTGAAGAGATCCCATGGTGCAAGGACATTCCCCTGAAGGGTGCCGGATATTCCACCCCATACTACCTCAAAGACTAAAAGACCATGAAATTCAATACTTACAATTCAGTCAACGCCCCGCACACACCCGGAAGATTCCAGGGTGCAGCCACGGTCAACATGACCATCAACGGGGCCATCACACTCTCTTCCAAGTGTGCCACCCTGCTCAATGCAGGTGACGGGGACCGGGTGGTCTTCCTCCAGGATGCCGACTATCCCTCCGATTGGTACATTCAGAAGACCACCTCAAAGGACGGCTTTGTGCTCCGCAAGGATGGCAGGAACGCCCTTGCCTTCAAGAGCTCGACCATCGTGGAGCTTGTCGGCAAGTCTGCCCTCAAGACCATGTCCTTCTCCTCCGTCCTCTTCCAGACCGACTTCACGGAGAACGGTGTCCGCCTCGATGTCAAGCATCCCAAGGTGAATGCTCCCCGTGTTGGCAAAAAGAGATGAGCCATGGAGAGGTATCTGAAGATTCGCCGGAAGCAGATCGGGCAGGAAGCGGTCGCATGGGCCAACGCCAACCCCGGCTTCAAGGGTGAATGGATGCACCGCAGGGCCGGATTCATCAACGGGGCCAAATGGTACGATTCCATCTATCCGAACAAGCTGACCCCGGAGAGACTCACCAAGGCCAAGGAGGAATTCCTTTCCGCCCAGACGAAGGGGAAGGAGCCCAAGGGAGTCGGCTTTGAGGCCGGAGCGAATTGGGCTAACTCGACCCCCCCCCGCATGAAGCAGCTTGACCTCTTCGAAAAGTATGACGATTGATGGTCAAGTTCAACACAGACAAAGGGATTGTCACCGTGGACTATCAGAGCGAGAACTTCTACCTCTGCACCGTGCCGTCCTACAACGGCCAAGGAAAGTGGGAGATCTATGTGGTGGCCCTCGATCCTAAAGAGGCAGCTCAGAGGGCCATCCGCTTCTACTACGGCAAGGATCCAAAACGAATAAACCGAGAATAAAATGGACAAGAATCAGACACTTTCATTGCTGCACAGCATTGACACCGAATACTGCGTAAAGAAGAAGGAAGCCACGATGCGCATCATCGAGGCCCGGCATGCTCTCCGGGAAAAGAGCTCCGACCGCGAGAAGGCTGAGGACGATCTGCAGAACGCCCTCGATGCCTACTCCCTCCTCAACCTGGAGCATCAGGCAGAGAGGTCCAAAGCATGGGCCGGGATGGACCGCACCGAGGAGGAGGAATCCTCCGGTCCTATCCTGACCACCGGAAAGCCGGACGGCATCTACTTCATCCTGAAGGATGGCAAGTCCATTCTCGCATCCCACCTTCATCCGGGTGCAGGAGAGGAGAGCTTCTTGGTGGAGGGTGGTGTTGCCAATTCTCCGGAGGGAATCTCCTTCCAGAAGAGCGATGTGGCCTACATCGGCATCAAGATGGGCGAGACCAAGGTGGCCGTCTCCCTGAAGGAGCAGCTCTCCGCTCTCATCCGTGAGGATGCCAAGACCCTGAGCGATGAGCCGTCCTACTGCGACAATTGGGAGCAGGCCCGCATCTTCCGCACCAATGGGAAGGGAGACACCCGCTACATCGTGAAGCAGGGCACCGACATCAAGCTCGCGCCCAATGAGTACATCCCGTCCCTGTGGGAGCTCCAGATCATCTACCTCAACCGCTATCTCGTGGACAAGGTCCTGGACTTCCTCGGCGAAGAGAAGCTGAAGGACGATTGGTATTGGTCATCGACTTCCCGCTCCGCCGGCCGTGCGTGGAGTCTGTACTTCGCCAATGGTATGCAGGACGGCGACTACAGGTCCACAAACAGGATTCGGGTGCGCCCGGTCTCAGCAATTATTTGGTAGTTAGTCCTTGATATTTAGTACTGATTGAATGCGGAGCATGAAATCACAGCCTACAGAAAAGACTTGTGGCACCTGCCTTCTTCGGGAGGCAGGATGCTGCAAGATCACTGACATCCCGGTGGCCGAGAGTCAGGAAGCCTGCATCGACCACATTGATGAAGAATAGAACATGACACTGACCCACGACATACAGCTTGAGATAGCAACCGCCCCTTCACGCATGGCCACCCGGTGGCGCAACAAGAAGGTGATGTGGTCGGAGCTCGTCTCGAAGTGCGAGAACACCCACCGGACACCGGAGACCATGAAGCAGTATCTCCAGATGTCCAGGGAGGAGCAGTCGCAGCGCAAGGACATCGGAGGATTCGTGGGTGGCTACCTCAGGGAAGGGAAGCGCAAGAACGGCATGACCGAATTCAAGACCTGCGCTACCCTCGACATCGACTTCGGCACCACGGAGATATGGGATGACTTCACCCTGTCCTTCTCCTTCGCTGCCATGCTCTATTCCACACACAAGCACACCCCGGACAATCCGAGGTACAGGCTTGTGATCCCCTTCGACCGCAAGGTCTCTCCTTCGGAGTATGAGCCCGTGTGCCGTTACATTGCAGGCATTCTGGGCATCGACATCTTCGATGACACCACCTTCGAGCTGCCCCGCCTCTTCTATTGGCCGAGCACCGCCAAGGATGGTGAATATGTCTTCCGGGTGCAGGACGGTCCCATCTGCCATGTGGACGAGATCCTCTCCCACTACACCAACCCGATGGATGCTTCGGAGTGGCCGATGTCCTCCCGTGAGGATGAGCGGATGCTCCACGAGATGAAGAAGCTCGGTGACCCCAGAGAGAAGCCGGGCATCATTGGAGCCTTCTGCCGGAGCTACTCCATCGAGGAGGCCATCGAGACCTTCCTTCAGGATTCCTATGAGCCCACGGCCCATGAGAATCGCTACACCTGGAAGAAGGGCTCCGTCTCCGGAGGTCTCGTCTGCTATGATGGCCTCTTCGCCTACAGCCATCACGACACCGACCCGGCCTCCCGTAAGATGTGCAACGCCTTCGACCTTGTGCGCCTGCACCTGTACGGTGCGGAGGATGAGGGGAAGAAGGAGTCCGATGTGACCCGTCTCCCGTCCTACGCCCGCATGATGGACTTCGCCTCCAAGGACAAGAGGGTCCGCAAGCTCATCGTCAGCGAGAAGCGCACCACGGCCAACGAGGACTTCGGGGAAGCCACCCCGGAAGATTGGACCGAGGACCTGGAATGCGACAAGCAAGGCAAGGTCAAGCCCACGGCGGACAACATCCTCCTGATCTTGGAGAATGACCCCCGTCTGAAGGGCCACCTCTCCCATGACGAATTCTCCCATGCCGACCTTGTGACCGGAGGTCTTCCTTGGAATAAGGATGCCACCTATTGGGGAAGCAAGGACATGTCCAACCTCAGGATCTATCTGGAGACGGGCTATGGCATCGTGTCCAGGGACAAGATCAAGGATGCGAAGGAGGCCGTCTTCACCCGCCACCGCTTCCACCCCATCAAGGACTACTTCCGTGGCCTGGAATGGGACGGAACGCCCCGCCTGGACTCTCTGTTGTCCGACTACCTCGGAGCCGAAAGGAGCCCGCTTGTTGAGGCCATGACCCGCAAGCAGTTCACCGCAGCCGTGGCCCGTGTCTTCAACCCTGGATGCAAGTATGACTACATGCTCGTGCTCACCGGGCCGGAAGGCATCGGCAAGTCCACACTCCTTTCCAAGATGGGTGGTCCTTGGTTTTCCGACTCCGTCACCACGATGGAGGGCAAGGAGGCCATGGAGCAGCTCCAGAAGGCTTGGATCGTGGAGATGGGCGAGCTCACTGCGATGAAGAGGTCCGAGGTGGAATCCGTCAAGGCATTCCTCTCCCGTCAGGTGGACATCTACCGTCCGGCCTACGGCGAAGCCACGGAGAATCGCCCCCGCCACTGTGTCTTCTTCGGCTCTACCAATGAGTGCTCCTTCCTCAAGGGTGACTCCGGCAACCGGAGATTCTGGGTGGTGCCCGTGGGTGTCATCCAACCCTCCAAGGACATCGAGGACCTGGACGGCGAGCGGGATCAGATCTGGGCAGAGGCCCTCTTCCGCTTCAAGGCGCACGAGAAGCTCTACCTCCCGACCGACCTGGAGATGCAGGCCCGTCAGATTCAGGAGATCTTCAACGATGGCCACGATGACCCGCTCATCGGCATGGTGCAGAACTACCTCGACACCCTCCTCCCGACCGATTGGGACAATTGGACCGCAGACGAGAGAAGGTCCTACTTCCAACACCGCACGGAGCTCTCCTCCGCAGGCGTGGTCAGAAGGGACAAGGTCTGCGCCATGGAGATATGCTGCGAGCTGCTCAACGAGAAGCCGACCGACAAGTCCCGCTACAGCGCACGGCAAGTGTCGGCCATCATGCGCAGGCTCGGCGGATGGGAGCCCGTCTCATCCATGAGATTCTCTGCCTATGGCACCCAGAAAGGATTCCGGCGGATTATTGACACAAAGGCCCCGGAAATTGACGATGATGACCTATAAATTTCCAATACCAATGGCAAAATTGAACAAACTACACAAGAGACACCTTGTCCTCAAATTCGAGATTGTCTTCATGAAGAATCAGGGCAGGTGCATCGACACCGAGACTCCGAGGGAAGAGATGACCCTGGAGTGTGACATCCCCAGGCGATGGGACATGAAGCACATCATGGACTTCGCCTTCTCCCACATCAATCGCAGAGGCCGGACCGAGAACACCGGGAAGGACTTCAAGGTCGAGACACTGACCTCTGTGGTGGTAGTCTTCCCGGATGACTCCAACCGAGAAATAAGCCTCTACAGCCATGACACGAGCCGAGACAGTTAATCCCTTCACCTTGGGCGAGAAAGTCTCCTACAGGGGCCAAGAGGCCACCGTGGTGAACAATGAGCGACCGCAGGCCGTCACCCTTCGCCTTGGGGCCAATCACTTCAAGACCGTCATGGTCTCCGATGTGGAGATCGTGCGAAAGACAAACCTCTAAATCACAAAAGCAATGACACTTCACACCATCGACATCATCATGTGCGCCCTGGGCTTATACTGCCTTGGCTTCTTTATCACATCGGGCCTGTGGGCTCTATTCCGTGTGCTTGCAGGACGGCCCCGGACGGAGAACTATTGGCGCAGGCTGTTCATCCTTTCCTGCTTTTCCTGGATGGCGGTCCTTGCCTTCATCATCATCGGCTTCGAGATCGTGGTGGTAGGAATCGGAGCAGCCATCGAGGAGAAAATCAAGGGCCCTGAGGAGGATGCGGAGGAAGAGGAAAAAGGGCCGGAAGATGTAAACTGAGGCTTCGGTTTACAAAATCCTTCGGTTTACAAATTCGGGGTCGAAAAGCCAAAAAGTTGTAAACCAAAAATTCTCGGTTTACATGTCAGTTTACACTTTGGCTTACACTTAAAGCACTGACACACAAAGCAATAAAGCATTGTAAACCGTGTAAACCGAAAAAATAGAGTTTTTTGATTTATGTATAAAAGTACAGATTTTCAGGGGGTAAAAACGCAGAATTCCCGTAAGTATCGCGCACACGCGCGAGGTTTACAAGCCTCGGTGAGTCACATTGCGCACCTTTCGGCGGAAAGTGAGAAGGCGATTGAAGCCTATCTTGTCCGGAAGGTGAAGGCTGCGGGAGGCATCTGCTTGAAGTACTCTTCGGCTTCCATCACGGGCTATCCGGACCGCATCGTCATGCTGCCTGGAGGGATAGTCATCTGGGTGGAGCTGAAGAGCAAGGGGCAGCACCCGGAGAAGAGGCAGACCATCCGAATCGGTGAGCTCAGAGCCATCGGGCAGAGAGTTGAGGTCATCGACTCCAAGGAAGGCGTGGACTCCCTGCTTGAGAAGGAGGGCTGTCATGAGATTTAAGCCGTACCAATACCAAGAGCAGGCGATGGCTTGGATCAAGAGACATCCCCGGTGCGGGCTCTTCCTGGACATGGGTCTTGGGAAGACCGTCTCCACCCTGACGGCCCTCCAGGATCTCATGGATGAAGCTGAGGTCCGGAAGGTCCTTGTGGTGGCCCCGAAGAAGGTGGCCGAGGCCACATGGACCTCCGAGGTCTCGAAGTGGGACCATCTGGACCTTCGGGTCGCAAAGGTCCTGGGGACGGCCAAGCAGAGGACCGCAGCCCTGGAGAGTCAGGCCGATGTGTATGTCACGGGCCGTGACAACTTTGTGTGGCTTGTGGACCACTACGGCGGAGCCCTTCCCTTTGACACCCTTGTCATTGATGAGCTCACCTCCTTCAAGAGCAACACCTCCAAGAGATTCAAGGCGATGCGGGCCGTGTCCCCGACATTCCACCGGGTCATCGGCCTCACCGGAACTCCGGCCCCCAACGGCCTCATCGACCTCTGGGCACAGATGTACTGCCTTGACCTCGGTGTCCGTCTCGGCAAGTCCCTCACCCGCTACAGGGAGAGCTACTTCTACATCCGGAGATGGAACAACATCATCGTCAAGTGCACCGTCCGTCCGGAGTGTGAGGAGGTCATCCGCAACCGCATTGCAGACATCTGCCTGTCGATGCAGGCCAAGGACTACCTCCAACTCCCGGACATGATCGTGCACGATGTCCCGGTGGATCTGGGCAGCTCCCTTCTCGGACAGTACAAGGAATTCGAGCGGGAGCAGGTCCTATCATTCCAGGAGGCCCACGGATCTGAGCCGACCAATGTCATCGCCAACTCCGCAGCCGGACTGATGTGCAAGCTGCAGCAATTCGCCAATGGTGCCGTCTATGATGACGAGAAGGAAGCCCACGAGATTCATGAGCGCAAACTTGAGCATTTGCAGGAGATTGTTGAGGCTGCACAGTCACCCGTGCTTGTCTTCTACCAATTCATCTCCGACATTCCACGGATCACATTGGCCCTGAAGGGCTACACCGTCCGGCAGTACGAGTCCGAGAAGGACCTTGCTGCCTGGAATGCCGGAGAGATTGATGTGCTCTTGGCCCATCCCGCTTCCACGGCCTACGGACTGAACATGCAGGACGGCGGTCACTACATCGTGTGGTATGGGCTGACATGGAATCTGGAGCTGTACCAACAGGCCAATGCGAGACTCCACCGTCAGGGGCAGAAGGCTCCCGTCCAGGTGTACCGACTATTGGCCTCTGACACAGTCGACTACAAGGTCCGCGATGCGCTGTCCTCCAAGAAGGGGGTACAACAATCGCTTTTGGATGCGTTAAAAGAGATGCTATCGCTTTATGAGAAAGAGGGTCAACCTGTCGATGTCCGAGGAGATGTACAATGATCTCCAGAGGATAGCCAAGGAATATCGCTTCAAGAATGTCTGCGAGGTGGCCGTCACCCTGCTTGGCCTCTTCTTGAAACAAAATCACAAGGCAGAAGACACTCCGAAGGAAGAAGAGACGGACGAGGACACAATCAGGGAGATGTTTTCCGCCTTCGAGTCGTGGGAGCCTACGCCTCAAGCGGGGCATGTCCCCAGAATCCACCGTCCACGGAAGCCCAAGATGTAAGACTATGGCAAAGGACGAAACCTACAGGAAGCTCATCCACACGGAGCGATGGCTCCGCCTGAGACGAGACATCATCACAGCCCATCCTCTGTGCCAACGGTGTGAAGAGGAAGGAAGATTGACCCCTGCATGTGAGGTGCATCACATCATCCCTGCGGAGTCAGCCATCAACAGGGCTGAGATGGAGCGACTGATGTATGACCCCCACAACCTTCGGGCTCTGTGCCATGACTGTCATGTGAGGACACACACGGAGATGGGCCGGGGTGGAAGGGAAGCAACGAAGCAGCGCAACGCAGCGAAGGTCAGGGCTGTGGTCCACAAGTTTTTTGGCGAAGAGGGGGAGGGTGTTTTTTAAGTGGGGGTGGGTGCGCCGAAAC